ACTACATTCGATGATGATTCTGCAGTCATCCTTGCACCAGAGGCATTTACTGTATATCGCTCAGCACAAAACTTCATGTCTGTAAACGTAGTATCAAATCTACAGGTTCAGGTGGCAATTTATGGCTACATGGCAACACTTGCCAAAATGCCTAACGGAATTATCAAGTACAAGAAGACCTGATAAGACCCATTTAGTAATAATCCCCTGGGATTTAGTAGCCCTAGTCTCAGGGGAGCTTTTTTAGATAAGGAGTAAAGATGCCAGCTAGTTATGTAACCGAAGCTGAGTTACGCAGTAATTTAGGTATTGGCACACTTTATACATCCGCAACAGTTGAAGAATGCTGCCAATCAGCAGAAGATTTAGTTAATCAATACCTATGGTTCAACACTGCACCAGTAGTAGGCACAGCATTACAAGATAACGTGGCAACACTTATGCTTGCTAATCCAAATGCATTCGTTGCGACACAATCAATAACTGTATCTGGCTGTGGTGGTACATTTAATGGCACATATACAATTACTGGCACAATACCGCCAAGCACAGGTACAACTAGCCTTATCCCAGTATTTATGTATCAATACGGACAAAATAATTATCCAAGCGGATATTCATTTGTGCAATATGCAAAGACAGCATCAAATCAAACATTTCACAAGGTAGTACCTTATGGCGTGGCTACTGGCCCAGATCACAAGACCCAAGCTTATGCGAGCACCCCTGCAATACGAGAAGCGGCCATGATCGTAGCCGTAGATATCTGGCAAGCTAGACAAGTCAGCCAGACTGGTGGGGTCGGTATGGATGGGATCACTGCCAGCCCCTATCGAATGGGTTATCAGCTGATTAACAGAGTGCGTGGTCTCATCCAACCGTACTCAAGCCCTAATTCACTGGTCGGCTAATGCCAGCCGCAATAACGACACTACGCAGCACACTTGCGACAGACTTAGCAAACGCTGGCGTGTGGTCAGTCTTTGCATTTCCACCTGCCACACTGCTCGTAAATTCTGTGGTAATTACGCCCAGCGATCCATATCTTACGCCCAGCAACAATGACTACATAACTGTAAGCCCTATGGCTAACTTTAAGATTTTAATAACTAAGCCAGCCTTAGATAATCAAGGTGGACTTCAAGGCATGGAAGATTACATATTGGCAGTTGTAACAAAACTAGCAGCATCAAGTCTAATAATAAATATATCTGCCATCTCAGCACCTAGTATAATCAGCGCAGCCAGTGGTGACTTACTTGTATCTGAGATAACAGTAAACACCCTAACGAGTTGGAGTTAAAATGAGTTACAAAGGATTAACAGAAGAAGAGACTAATTTTCTGATCAAAATAGGTCAGATCAACAAACCAGAAGCAGTAGTCAAAAAGGCTGCTGTAAAGAATGAAGAAGGGCAAGAATAATGGCAATCTATTTATCTAATGGTGCGGTGGTTACACTAAATTCAGTTGATCTGAGTGCTGTAGTAACAGGCGTAACAATTAACCGTAGTTTTGACGAGCTAGAAGTAACAGCTATGGGCGATTCAGCTCATAAGTTTGTAAAAGGTCTAGAAGCAAGCACTATCACTATTGACTTTTTAAATGATAACGCAGCTTCAGGTGCAAGTTCTGTACGCGCAACTTTGCAAGCAGCATGGGGTACAACAGTGCCACTAGTTATTAAGCAAACATCTGCTGTTATATCCTCTACTAACCCAGAGTATCAAACCACAGTGCTTGTAAATAACACACAAGATGTAAACGGCGCAGTAGGCGACATTTCTACACAAAGCATTACATTTACCTGCCAAAGTGTTATCGTAGTAGATACCACACCTTAAGGAGTAAAAATGGCAAAGCTAAAGATAACAAGGGCTAATGGCGAAGTATCTGAACACAAGATTACGCCAGGTGTCGAGTACGCTTTCGAGTTAAAGTACGGATCAGGAATTAGTAAAGCCTTGCGTGAGAATGAAAAACAAACCGATATTTATTGGTTAGCATGGGAGTGCTTACGCAGGGCTAATGTCGTAGTACCTTTGTTTGGTATCGAGTTTATAGACAGCTTAGATACTGTAGAGGTATTAGACGAAGAAAAAAAATAGTAGCGCGGGATTCAATTACTTACGCCATAGCCAGCCTATCGGTGGAGTTAGGGATACCGCCTAAAGAATTTATAGACATGGATTCAGAAATGCTTAGGGCTATAGTCCAAGTCTTATCAGATCGCACTAAGGAGATTAAAAATGCCAGCAAAGGTCGTAGGCGTTGAAGATGTCCTAAAGGGCTTATCGTTTTTTGATGATGATATGTATAACCGCATTAAAACTGTTCTTGGACCTTTAATGCGTGATGTTGAATCTACAGCTAAAAGCGATGTGCCTGGTAATGGCGAGATGTTATCTGGCTGGTCTAAACCTATATCATCACCAGATATTAAATACAGACCATTTCCTAAATATGATGCTGCTACGGTTAAAGGTGGCATAGGTTACAAAGAAGGACAAAACAGAAAATTTAAGAATGGTTTTCAAGTAGAAAACTATGTCTACAACGTAAGCGCAGCTGGTCGTATTTATGAGACTGCAGGTAGAGTCAATCCACAAGGTCGTGCGCCATTTACTTCTATTCATGAAGGTGGCGGAGTAGTAGCTTATGAAAAAGAAAGAACAGGTAAAAGTAGATCTAGGGCCACACGTTCTTACAATTCAAACAATCCATTCGCAGGATATCAATTTGTAAGCTCATTAGAAACTTTAACATCTCAGCCTAAGATAGCAGGCGTACGTGGTGGCAATCGCAAAACTAAAGGACGTCTAATTTATAAGGCTTGGGCTAAAAAGAGTCCTGGAATTTATCAAGAAATAATTAAGACAATAAATACAAAGGCTGTAGATTTTAATAAAGCCACAGAAGTTACGAAGGCTGCTTAATGGCCAATGTAGTTGTCTCGGCCTTAGCCACCTGGAATGGCAAAGCCCTTAAAAAAGCAAAGTCAGACGTATCAGTATTTGATAAACAATTAAAATCTTTAGGACGAACCTTTGGCGTTACCTTTAGTGCTGCCGCTGTAGTAGCGTTTAGTAAGAATGCAGTTAAAGCGTTTGCTGCCGATGAGGTAGCGGCCAAGTCACTAGCATTACAATTAGAAAATACTGGCAACGCGTTTAGAGTTAATGAAGTTGAAAACTACATACAAGGTCTAGAAAAAACTTATGCCATATTAACCGATCTACGAAAACCATTTCAAACCTTCTTAAACTTAACTAAATCGGTTGGGTTATCTCAAAGGACTTTAGAAGCTGCATTAAATATAAGTGCTGGTACTGGTGAAAGTTTAGACACAGTAGTAAATGCTTTAGCAGCAGGTATTAGAGGACAAACTAAATCAATAAATAATTTAAACACAGGTATAGATGCGAACATAATTAAAACAGGCGACATGAATAAGATCATGGCTGCGCTTGAAGAAAGATTTAAAGGGCAGGCAGCAGCTAGATTAGACACTTACGCAGGCAAAGTAGATGTGTTGAAAAAAAGCGCAGATGAAGCCGCTAAATCTATTGGTAAAAGTTTAGTAGGCGCTTTAGAAATTTTAAGCAAAGACAACTCTGTATCTGAACTTGCTACTGATTTTGAAAATTTAGGCGATAACATAGCCTACGCAATAACACAAATGGCAAAACTTATAGACAAATTAAGCGTACTTACAAGCAGTCCATCGTTTAAACCTGCTTTGTTATTATTAGGCGCAGCTGCAACAGCCGTAACTAAAAACCCTGCGCCATTCTTAGGTGCATTTGGCACTGTAGGTGCTATGGGTATTGGCACTGCTGTAACTAGCAAAAGATCATTAAGCTCAGAAGAAAACAGTGCATTAGCCAAAGCACGTATTTTAAATAGAAGAATTGAATCTAAGATTATTGCACTATCTAACAATAAGCGTAAAGAAGAATATGAATTATTAAAGAAAAAAACAGACTTAGATAGATTAAAAGAAAAGTTTGATTTAGAATTAATAGGCTTACAAACAGCCTTAACAAATGCAACAGACGAAGAAACAAAAGCACGATTAAGAGGATTAATTGCTATAGCCTTAAACGATGAGGCACTAAGTAAAAAAGCCTTGGCTGAGTTAAATGCTGCCGAAGCTGCACAACAGTTTGCTAAAAACTTTAATATAGCGCTAGAAGCAATCAGAAGTATGACTGATAAAATTAATGATTTTATTAAAAGTCAAGTCACAAGTTTTGACGATGCCTTAGCATCCGTTAAATCTTTAAATCAAAGAATTACAGATATGATTAGTAAATTAGCAACTGCGCCAATAGCCGCACCTACAGGTCAAATGTTTACAGGGGAATCAGGTAGGCAATACACAGCAGCACAATCGCAAGCCGCAATACTAGACACTAGAGAATTAAACT